AATCACATTTGTCATACCCCGACTAAATAGAATACAATTACTAACACCTCCGGCCCCGTTAAATTCAATATCAAAGTTGCGAAGAATCATATTGTCAGCGGCGGCTCCAAGAATAATTTGACCACTGCTGTTAGAGCCAATCTGAAACTTACCTCTGTCGCCCGGTGTTGTTTCATAACCCTCAAGAATGGTTTTCTTTGTTGTGTCTGCAAAGGTGGCACTGATGTTAATAGTTGAACTATCCCTAGATGATGTGCGTTTGAAATACATGTGAACACCGGGACCGTTTGAATTTATGTAACTCACGGCATCAGAAACACTCTGAAAAGCATTCGCCTCCGAACTTCCGTCATCACTTCCGCTGGACAAATCAGGATTACAATATCTTACATCAAGTGCCATTCATTACCTCGTTTCGTAACTCAAGAAAGCCTGTGCCGCAGATGCACCAGAATTATTGCTTATAATATGTAAAAAGATAAAGTCTCCTGCGGTCACTGACGCTGTGTTGAAAACCGTAGACGATCCGGTAAGACCTTTAATACCAAGAGAGCATCCGGTAGCCGAACTTGTGGTTGGACTACCAAAATCAGAACCAGATATAACAACCGCTGCCGTCAATCCACCCGTGGCAATTGTTTTTACATCAAAGTTTGTGAGCGTTGCATTGTATGGAATTCTATACAAAGCATTTGTTTTTGTTCCGGTGGCGATGGACGAGGATGCGTCAATGGTAAATGTTGCTACGTCTTTCGCTGCACCTTTTTGATTAGTGCCATCGGAAAAGGTAATTCCACCAGCACCCAAACTAACTCCGCCTAGAGCATAAACTGTACCATGAAATGTAGCTCCATGACTAGCAGAAATTCCCTGTAAAGAAATATTTGTCGTGGTGTCAATGCTAAGAGTATGACCATTTAGCGTTATACCATTATCGACAAAATCAAATGTGCTACCAGTTAGAACAGATCCTACCTTGTCCCATACACCATAAGTAGAATTATATCTCCAAGTTCTACCTCCGAGAGATACTTCTGTACCGTTTGCTGGATTTTTTGGAAATCTCGTTGTCATCTAATACTCCTTAAGCTATTTATCAAACTTCTACCCAGTTATCATCGACCCTAAAATACAATCTACCACCACTAGCATCATCTGACGTATTGAACCAATAGTCTCCAGTACCAATTAAGGGATGGTTTCTTTTATCTGAGGTGGTTATTCCTGCAAAGGAAAATGGTACTTCGGTATCTAATTGTAATTCGACATTTTTACCTTTGGGTAAAATCTCAAGTCCACGAGTGACATCAATGTCAGACACAGACTTTATGATCATCGAGCCATTATGTCGAAGACCAACAGCACCACCACCACCGATAGCTGTCAGTAGATTATTTACTGCCATTGGGTCAAAGTTATTTACACTGAGGACACGCTCAAGAGACTTCGCATCGAAAGTAAGTTCTTGTTTCTTCTCATCATACTTGAGTGGAAATCTCGCTCGAACAACACCAGACTTACCCTCTGTTCCTCGCTTACCGATTTCACCCTTCTGTCCTCGTTTACCTTCTGGACCCTGAACACCCTTTGGACCAACTGGTCCTGCTGGACCGGGTATACCCTGCTTACCAGAATCCCCCTTTGGTCCTTTGGTTCCCTTTTCACCCTTTGGTCCCCTTGGTCCAGCTTCACCGACCGTACCATCTTTGCCATCGGTGCCATCTTTGCCCTTAGGACCAGCTTTACCGATCGGACCACGATCACCCTTTTCACCTTGATCTCCCTGTGAACCAGCGTCACCCCTTTCTCCACGTTCCCCAACAGAACCGGTAACACCCTGCTCACCCTGAATACCATTGAATCCGGGTGGACCTTTCGGTAAATCCGCACTAAAGACTGATCCATCTGTCAAGTGAATCAGTATGGTTTTTTGGTCAAGACTTTCTACTGACTTAACACCTAGACCACTCGCACCTGTTTCACCACGATCACCTTTAGACCCACGCTCACCCATCGGACCCTGTGGACCAAGTTCACCCGGAACTCCCTGTAAACCGACAGGACCAGCAGGTCCAATTGGACCACGTTGTCCTTGCTCTCCTACAGGGCCTCGTTTGCCTTGTTCGTGTATAAGCGTCCTTTGTTCAACTTGTGGTATGAGCTTTTCTGCAACTCTCTCGAAGCAAGAATTTATTTTTTGGCTCGTCCCTGTTACAGAAAAAACCAATCCGCTTTCTGTAACAAATTTCCTCTCGTTGAGTCCGATACCTAAAACTATATTGATATCGGGAGTCGAACCAGCAGATACCGGCTCAACAACAGATCCTTCTAGGATCGTATCATTCAATGTTTTTAATACAACAAATGAATTACCCGATGACAAACTAATTACCTACTTCGTGCTTTCTTTTTCTTATATTTAGTACCATCAGATTTTGATTGTTCTTTGAGCTTCTTTTTCTCTTGAATTTTCTTAACCTGATCTTCCATGTTTGCCTGCATTTGTTGTTGTTGAGCGCCAGCCATAACCTTCTCGTACTGCTCCATGTTATCCTGAACACGCTTCTTATGTTCTTCTGGTACAAGGTTTTCTTGTATCAACTTCTTAGTTGCATTGTAACCCTCAAGAGCGCGTCCCGCATAGAAAGCAGTAGCAGAGATTTCATCCAAAGCACCGTAGCGATATACATCCTCACTGATGAATAGAATATCCTCTGCTGGATATGGTGTCTCGACCGCCTGCTTTGCAAAGATGTATGCGGCAGCAGGCTTTTCAATCGACCTGTAAATCTTAGAGATCTCAACAAGAGGTTCTGCGCGGATTGGTCTAATATTATAGGCGCAGGTAAACTCATGAATAGTAACCTCTGGTGGTTCCTGCATGATCGCACAAAGAAGTCCTACACGGAACTGTGAATAAAATACTTCTTCATTCCACCCACCCAATTCAACTCGCTTCTTATATGCTTCCCTTGACTTTTCCCACTGCTGAGAATCAAAGTAACTCTGTGCTAGGTAGAAATGGTAGCGGGGATTATCAGGCTCATCTTCAATAGCACCTAGTAGAGTTTCGGCATCACGAGAGTATTTCTCAACTGGAGTGATTCCGACATTCCTATTACCTTCAGTTCGTGCGGTGATATGATAATTACCAGCAACCTTCTGAAACACAGCAGGACTCTTCTTGGTTGCATCAGCGTACTCGTGTAGAATACCAACGTATCTCCAACCGAGGTCTAGTTTGAATATCTGGTTTCTCCACCAAGAGAAGTCACCCCTCTTGATTAGAAGAGTATATCCATCGGCATCCATATTCTTGGGATATTCAAAATCACCCTCAATGTAGTCATCAGCATCGATGACCCATGCATAATCAGCATCAGATTTTTCTGCGTTATGGAAGGCTTCTGTACGTGAACCAATCCTATTTGCATGATCACCGAATCCCTTCCAGTCAGAAAGATGAACTTCTCCGGGTATACCCAATTCATCCATCGTCTTCTTGATTAGTTCTGGAGTTCCGTCAGTGGATCCAGTATCTGTAATATCGTATCTGTCAACATACTTTGCCATAGAGCGGAGACATTGCTCAATAATGTGAGTCTCATCCTTGACAATCATGCATAGTGTAACTTTTTTATCTCTCATGAGTTAATCTCCATATGAGTAGTTGAAAGTGAGTTCATCCAATAATCAACCATCTCATGTATCATACTTTCGAAAGTATATTCTGTTTTCCAATTTAAAGTGTTCTTTGCTTTTGTACAGTCACCCTTTAGATAGTTTAGTTCTTCTGGTCTCATGTACTTTGGATTCTGAACAACGTAATCATTATAGTCCATATCCAAATATCTAAATACGACTTCACATAAATCACGAACGGAATGAGTTTCCCCTGTAGATAGAACAAAGTCATCTGGTGTTTCGTGATTAATGATGTCTAACATTCCTCTCGTATAGTCTTTAGAGTGACCCCAATCTCTATACGAATCCATATTACCAAGCTCAAGAACATCTGTCAAGCCAAGTTTAATTTGTACTGCGGTCTTTACTACCTTGTTAGTAACGAAGTTAGAACCTCGTCTTGGTGACTCATGATTGAATAGAATTCCATTACATGCATGTAGATTGTAGGCGTTTCTATAATGACGTACCAAGTTATATCCAAGGAGCTTCGAGCATCCATAAGGGCTGACAGGATTAAATCCGGTGGTCTCTCTTTGGAACCCATCATCATCAACACAGTTACCAAACATCTCAGATGAGGATGCTTGATAGAATTTTGCAGTGGGACAGAACTCTCGATACAATTCCAACATGTTTAATACACCAAGAGAGTTGCTCTGGATGGTAAATGAAGGAAGATCGAAACTAATTCGAACATGACTCATTGCACCCAAGTTGAAAATATGTGTTGGTTTAGTTTCCAAGAAAATCCTAGTAAGTGATGGAACATCGAGTAGATCACCATAGTGTGTGGTAACCTGACCACTAAGATGATCCAATCTAGATTCTTGATTCTCGGCAGTAGACTGTCTACGGACTACACCATGAACTTCATATCCACGGTCAATGAGATGTTCGGACAAGTAGCTACCATCCTGTCCAGCAATACCAGTAATCAATGCCACGTTCTTCATTTAAAAATCTCCATGTCTCTAAGATCTGGCCAGTCTTGCACTGTCCATTCACGAGGTTCAGTTTTAATTGCTTTCTGTAATTTATTTATACCAATTTCAGCAGTCTCTGGTGTCATGTAATAATGATAGCCCATTGTGTCTACGTTCTGTTCCCTCCAAGGAACGTTTGGTTCTCGACCATCATATGACATCTTCTTCAATTTCTTTGCAGCATCAGCATCATCTGTTAAGATCATACCACCTCTACCAAGACTCAAGTGCTTTTGAAACTGAAAACTAAGACACATGAATTTACCGGGAATGTATCCATCACGCTTCCAGAAAACGGCAGCATCAATAACACCAGTTGGTTTCCCAATCCACCCACCGATCTCGTAATAATCTTTCCATTCCTCCTCAGTAAAAGTAAGACCAATATCCAACTTCTGTGCGAGCATGGGAATCGAAAGGTAGGTTCTACATGGGACGGTTAACCAACGTAAGCCCTTATACCTTAAGCAAAGTTCCACACCGTGGGTACAACAGTCAACGGCAACTGCGTAAGGCGCACCGTAAAACTCTGCTATAGCATTTTCAAAATCTTCAACAGCTTTCATCAGATAAAATCTTTATCCATTTCTATTCCCTGATACGGACCTGTTTTATATTCATAAACAATGGTGTCATCTTCCAGTATTTCATAGTTGTGACCACCCTTGAAAGTAATTGAGCAGTCACCGGGAAATATAACATCTTCATGTATGATCGTATCGTCAATATCATAAAGAATTACTTTAACTTTACCTTGAATTACAATCCAAGATTCCTGTGCGATTACTTCCTTCGGTCCATCTTTGTAGATGTGCTTGTGTGGCTTGAATGTCATACCAAGAGGCATACGCATAGTTGCTAGTTGTAGAAACTCATCATCTGGACATACATTAGTCCGAGCAGTAATCTCTTCTTTTCGATTGATGATATGAAGTAGAGAATCATCAACTTTTGACTTAATATAATCCATTATCAATCAACCTTCTCTACTGCGTTATAATAATTCTCTGTACTGAGAATCATCTCGTCAAACATGCTATCAAAGGTATATTCTGGTTCCCAACCCAACTCTTCTCTGAGTAGAGTCGAATCACCCTTGAGATCATGAAGTTCCTCTGGTCTGAGATACTTCTCTCCAATGACAACATAGTCTTTGTAATTCATACCGAGCTTTGCAAAGACATATTCACAGACATTCCGAACACTGTGAGAAACTCCAGTGGAGCAAACATAATCCTTTGGTTTATCTGCTTGTAGCATCATCCACATTGCTCTGACATAATCCTTTGCATGTCCCCAGTCTCTTCTTGCATCAAGGTTACCCAACTTCAAATCAGTTGCTTCACCCATTGCAATAGCTACTGCACCCTTGACAATTTTATTTGTCACAAAATTAGAACCTCTTCTTGGTGACTCGTGATTGAATAGAATCCCATTGCATATAAACATATCA